TGATGTCTGCCTATACAAATAAGGAATAAGATCAGGTCTCGCAATTTGAGTTGCCAAGTCTAATGAATGATATTTCGATATAGGTAAGTCATTAAAGGAAGTTATATTCAGTGTACAGGGCTTAAAGGGGTGATGAGGTCTTGTTTGAATTTGGAAATCATCAATAGTGGACAGATCTTCATACATTGCAATTGGAGCAGAATATATTTTTTTAAAAAAATCATAGTACCCGGTGATTTTTGGTTGATAAGTTATTATTTGTAAATAAAGCTCATTAATATTAAAATTTTCGTATTTGCCAATTATATGTTCACCGCTTGCAGCATATAAAGAGTCGTAAGCCCTTTTTATTTCATTTATATTTAACAAAGATATAGCAAAATTTGGTGTTTCTAATTGTGCTCTAAACCATAACAAATTCAACACACTATTTCTAGTTTTATTTTGACTGAAAAACCATTGAGCATCATCCTTCTCTGGAAGTTTGATACTGTCTTTCCACTTCCGATAGGCTGCGGGTATTCTTATCATCTTATTCATTTTCAAATTGACTGTTCCGTCAGATAGATCAAAATCTAATCTTTCTAAAGCAAAATTCATGTATTTTAAATAAAAATTTGGATTGTGCATTGATACCCGGATTTCATCAATTGCAGAACCATAAGCCATATATAATTGCGGCCAACTATCAGCAGTTCCACCCAAAGCTGGTAAAGTTGTATCATGTTCCAATCTATAAAAATTCCGATAAAAATTGCTTAAAATCAATTGACACATATAAACAGTTTGATTATCAGCACCGTTACTCAATAGTTCTATACTTTTTGACACAACTTGTTTGAAATCTGCACTGATCCCCATACCTGTGAAATTTGAAGTGAAATTTGATAAAAATTTAGGCAGCAAGGGCAACAATTCGTCATTTAAGTAAAGAGTAGATAGTAATTCAAAATATTGTTTAGAAGTATTGCATTTTTTAAAAGACATTAAATGATTACAAGATTTCTGCAAATGTTGATAGAAAGACATGTCCCTAACTAACGATTTTTTTGCATTTTTACTATCAGTAGAATAATTTCCACCACTGTCATCTGAATGTGCTAACATATCCAGTTCCGAAATTTCATCAAATTCGGAAGCCTTTTCTGCTACATATTTCCTTGCTAATTTTTGTACACCTGCATGAAATAAGCTGCTAAGCATATTAAAAATACCCATGACAAAACTGTAAGGCATTATAAAATATGCTGAACTCTCGACATCATCAATCGTAAAGAATGAGTCATATTTGCCTTTACATTTTTTTGATAATTGTTCAAAAATGTATTTTCTGGTGACGATGTGTTTAGATTTATGTATTTTAAAATAAAATTTTACTGATTGTATAAACTCTTTGGGTAAAAC